GTGCACACGAGTATTGAGCATAGTCGAGATTGGTGCAGATCACTTCTGATATTGGACTGTCAGGAGCTGGCTGCACAACAGCCGCTACACTCAATCAACTGGTGCAGTCGTCTTCTGAAAATGACACAGGGGAGGCAGAAGAGGTTCCGCAGGTGAGTGAAAAGCAAACCCCGGGGTGATCTCTTCTCCGCGGGCCAAGCCGAAGGCGCAGGCCTTGCGCGAGCGAAGCGAGCGCGTAGGTTCCGAGACTTGGGAGATAAGCTATACTAACTTGCAGTTTTTGGTTTTCAAAATTCCGGATAAGCTATACTGAACTATCATCACTTTTTGTTGCTTCTACTATTTATAAGAACTTTTTTCTTAAAAAAATAAAAACATAGACGCGCGCGCACGCGCGAATACATCAAAACGCTCGGAAAGTCAATATTTACTGATTTGGTGTTAGCGAGGAATGGAAAAACAAGACCAGCTTTCGCTGGCCCTGATTTCTATCTTGAACGTATCGCATCGACACATTTCCAGACGCAATAGAATCGATTTACAGCGAATCCAGAGTCTTTCTGCTAGTGTCAGATGCCCCAGCGCGTCTGAATCGCTCTAAATCAATTCTGCGCAGCTTTCCGCGAGCTTCGCCCCTCCCTCTCCGGTGACTGTTGTCATCTGATAGCCGAGTTTGGTTATCCGATACACAACTCGGCTTCTTCCACGCCGGCACTCTCTGCCAGCCTTTTCGATGACCCCCTTCTCGATCATGAACCGGAGGGTGTGCTGGATGGCCTGCTTCGTCACCTCATAACCGGCTCGCTCGATGAGCTGGTCAAGATCAACAAGCGATCCGTCAGGGTTTCGTTTTTTGATTACCTCGATCAGGAGGAACATTCGCATGGTGAGGATCATGAGAGCTCCAGTGGTTGATTTACAGGTTGTCGGTCAAATGCCAGGAGAGGAAGCGAGGCGGGCATCGGCCGGCCCCAATCAGGGTTCTCATAGAGGGCATAAACGGTGTACCCGAAGATGAGCTGCTGCAGCTCCCGAACAAGGTCGTGATCGCTCATTGTCATCAGGTCGTCAGCCGTCTTGCCGAGATTCTGGCCGGTCTTTTCGCGAGAGCTGTGCCGGTAGTAGAAGTCGATCATCTGCTTCCGCAACGCTTGGTAAACGGGCTTCGGCTGTGAAATGAGCTCCTGGTACACCGCTTCGCGATCGGCCGGATGGCATTCGAATGTTTCGGCCATAAACTTCAGACCGACCTCGTAGGCCGCGGCCCTACGCAAAGGCGCCCTGACGAACCCGGCCTTTGTGTCGAACGGGTTGTATTTGGCCATCGAGCTCACGATCTCGACATAACGCTTACCCTCCATTCGGCAGACAAGGTTCATCATCCGGTAGGAAACACCGGTCCCGCGGTACATGGTCGATGTCACGATGCGCCCGATCCGACGCATGTTTGCATTCAGCCAGGCAGGGCGATGCTTATTGGTCAGAGTTGTATCCGCGCCAGGCTTGAGCTTCGGCAACATGTCGTGGCGCGGGCCAAGCAACAGGGCGACGGATGAAGTGACCACCACAGCGACAATGTCGTTGGTCGTGGTCAGACGGCATCGCCAGAATCGAGGCGCTGGAGGGAGGTTCTCGGCCTTGTAGTGCAGGTGATGGAGCTTGTCCCAATCCTCCTTCGAGCCAACCTCGACAACCATGTGCTCGAGCAGGCTGAACAGCCTGCTCTCACACTCCGGATGGCGGGTGATAATGGTCTCGCTCATCGCTTGCCGCCCTCTTGGTAGGAGCCGGCAGAAATGGCTGCAGCCCGGGCGCGGAAAATCTCGACCCCCTTGTCAGCCAGTTTCTCGGCGGTCCGGCCACCGATGTAGCCGCCAAGACCGATTTGGACGATGTCCAGGATCTTGAGTACGACCTCCTGATCCATGTCCTGATGCGTCCATCCCATCCAGTAGATGCAGACCATGGTTGAAAGGGCCATCATGATGATCGGACGCCAGTTTCGCTGCAGCCATGACTCGCCTTGGGCTTCCGCCACAATCACAGACTTCTGAGCATCAACCTCGCGGCCAAGCAGCTCTACGACCGATGTGGTCAGCTGGGCCGTCAGGGCCGTCTCCAGCTCCTTCGCCTTGTCTTTGTCCTCAATAAACTTGCCGACAGTCCCAGAGACCACGTTGCTCACCGTCTCAAGAACACTGGATACCAATGGGATCATCACAAACCTCCTTTGCTGATTCGGTGAGCGCTCGCGACAACACACTGTCCATCGCCGCGTTCCGCCTTGATCGGGTCTTTGTACTTGAAGGTCTTGGCCACCTTCCGGCACCCCTTCACAACCGCCTCCTGCAGATAGGCAATCGCCTCCTGACTGTCCGCGTCGGCGGGGACGCCTACTCGTCTCAGGATGTTGAATGAGCAATGGAGCGCCTCATGGAAGAGAACGAACTCATCCTCGACATCCGGCACCCAGATCAGGTTTGCAACGCCGTTGGCAGTGGTGAAGCTCATGCAGTAGCCGCCGCAGTCCTGCAGGTCGTCTCGCGTGATCTCCCAGTCCCTCTCTTTCAGCCTTGGAGCCAGGAAATCAAGGACGCGCTGATACGGACCTGTGAAGAAATAGAACCCCGAGCGGAACAGCTCGATTGGGTAATAGGGGTGTTTCACGGTCAGTACCTCGCCATGGTTTCTCGATCAGCGACTCGGATTGAGATTTCGTCGGCGAACCGCTTGTCGATGGTCATGGTCGGCCGGAGATCCCACATGAGATCCTTGTGAGTGGTCGCCACGATGAGGGTGATGCCGGCCTTCTCGCACATCGCACGAACCGAATAGGCCACCACCCGGGCAGTGGTTCGGTCCAGGATCGCCCCGAACTCGTCCGCCGCGATGACATCGACACCGGCATCGAGCAGCTTGGCGATGATGAGGCGGTATCGCTGGCCGTCAGACAGCTCCGAAGGACGGCGAATGAACAGATAGGCATCGTTGAGCCCTGCTTTTGACAGGATCTTGCAGGCCTCCTCCGTAGACTTGCCGATCTGGTCGATCAGAGGGACATCCTCCAGCTCAACATCATTCAGGGTTGCCACCTTGAGCCCGTAGTCATCGCGATACTGGCGGGCGAGCTCGCGCAGCATGATCGACTTGCCGGAACCGGACTGGCCCGTGATGTAGATGCAGTCGCCCTGTCGGGTCTGGAACTTGAGGTTGTCGTAGACCACGAACTCTTGTTCTGAAACACCAAGGCCGAAGGCCTCAGCTACCTCAAGCACTCGCTTTGACCGCTTTACGCTCGTCTGGAAGCGAACATCAACGGTGTGGTTGTAGATCTTCTGGGTCACTGTCGAACTCCTGGGCGGCGAACCGCCTCGCGATACGGTGGCTTTCCAAACCGGCGAGGTTCTTCACAGCATCGGCATAGGCCAGCTGCTCCCCTTCCTCGCTTGTCAAAAAGTCACCGACCGGTGGGTTAATGTGTCCGACGATATGGATTCCATCTTTAAGGTTCAGGATGCAGATAGTGGCCGAGCCCGCCTTGGCGAACTCAACATTCTCGATAAGGTCTTCGACCCCCTCGATGTGAGAGAGCGGATCTATGACCTCGAAGCGCTCTGCAAACGCCTCTTGGGTTATCAGCTGGCCATCGATAAAGACATCGCCGACAGCTGGCTGCCGGCCTGTCTTGTTGTCCACCCTGGACACGTTCATCACCCGCATATCCCCAAGCTGGAAATAGTCAGGAGAGGCGCCCAGGGCGACAACATGCTGGAAATCAAGGCCTCGCTCTCGATGGAGGCATCTAGGCATTGAACAGGGTCTCCTCTGCATGACGGACGAGGCCACTTACGCCAGACTCTCCGTGAGAGACCAGAGCCAGGAATCGGGTCAAGATCCGAGCTTGTGACGCAGAGACGTCCTTCACTCCAAATACCTTGGCCAGCGGAACGCGAGACTCTGTGAGATCCTCAACGTGCTCTTCCTCGCCGGAAACATCCGGCATCTCTTCGGAAATACCCGGGTATTCGACAAGCAGGTCAGTGCTCATCTCGCCAAGGTCTTCCATCAGGAAATTGAGCTCGCGGTCGTCAAAGCCCAGGTCGCAGAGGTCGATCGACTCTTCAGCCAGCCAACGCAGCTCTTCCTGCAGGATGTTGGTATCGAAATCCCCCTCGCTGACCTTGTTGTCGGCCAGACGAGCGGCTGCGGCCTCGGCCTTTGTCAGGTCGTAGCGCACGAAAACAGGCAGCTTCTTCCAGCCCAGCTCGATCAGGGCAAGCGTCCGGCCGTGACCGGTGATCAAAGTGCCATCCGGCTCAACGTTCGGCGGGTTGATCAGGCCGTGCTTCTCGATAGAGCGAGCGATTTTGGCAATCTGCTCCTTCGGGTGCTTCTTGGCGTTCTTCTCATAGGGGATGAGCCTGGAGATGTCCCACTCCTCGAGCTCCTTGGTCTTCTTATCAGCCATTGAGATCCTCCATGCCGAAATCGGCCAGCAGATCCAGCTCGGCGTCGGTCAGCATCTCGGTGCGGGCCGGCTCTTTACCGCCAAAGCTCTCTTCGTAGTTCCGGCATAGCCAGAGCAACGCTTCTCCCGCTCGAATGGCGGAGTCAGAGTCGGTGATGGCTTGCTCTTTGATGATCCGCTCGATCGTGTCTTTCACGAACTCGGAGTCCTCGACAGGCACCTTGTACTTCATCGCCTGATGGGTCTGGATCTCACGAACCGGCGCGGCCAGAGGCTCTTCGTCCATGGCGTCCAGATCATCCAGGGCGCCGAGCAGATCGGCTTCTTCGGGGGATTCCGATGCGCCAAGCAGTGCGCCAAGCTCATCAACGCCCATGTTCATCCACTCGGCCAGCTCGTCGGCCGAACCCAGACCGGTCAGCAGCTCGCTCAGCAGGCCAGCATCGTCATGGCCATAGCGGGAGTTGTCGATCATCAGCGCTCGCTTGGCGTCTTCATCGCTGATCTGGCCAAGGTTGATAACCGGCACCTCGGTCATGCCAAGGTCGATGGAGACCTCAACGCGGTGCTCGCCGCCCACAATCTCCAGAGTGCCGTCCTCCAGGGTGCGAACCAGAATTGGACGGACATGGCCATGCTTCTGCAGACTGTTGCGGAGCTTGGCTTCTTCCTCCGGTGACATCTTGTTAGGGTTCCATTTGTTCTTAACGAGATGCCGCGGGTCTTCGAAGGTAAACTTCAGTTTTTCCTTGCTCATTGTGATAATCTCAGTGCGTGTTTAATGAACATTTATCCGACCTTTTCGGTCAGTAAACACTTACTGATAGGTTAAGCAAAGTATAAGAGCTAGGCAATCCGATGATCGTAAAAATGGTGTCCAACGCGGTTAACGCGAAACTGATCGACCCTCCGAAGGAGCTGAGACTGCTCGTCTCGGACATACTGAGCTACTCGGTGGAGGGGTTTGAGCACATGACAAAGCGCCCAGGTTGGGATGGCCGCTCAACGTTCTTCTCATTCAAGACAAACAGCTTCCCCGCAGGCTTTTGCTATGTCGTCAGACGGAAGCTGAGAGAGGCCGGCTACCTTGTTCAGCATGTGACTCGCCCTTTGCCTGAGCCTCTTGGGCCCGAGACTCCGGTCGTTGACGCATTCGGGTTTGACCCTCGATACGCATACCAGATGGAGACCGTCCGGAAACTGGAGAAGTTCGGGATGATGACGGCCCAGCTGGCTACCGGCGCCGGAAAGTCGCGTGTTGCCCGGCTCGCTTACGCCCGCATCAAGAGAAAGACCCTGTTCCTTACCACCCGATCGGCCCTGATGTACCAGTTCGCCGATGCCTGCCGCGAGTCATTTGGCGATCAAGAGGTCGGGATTGTTGGAGATTCGATCTGGCAAGCAGATCGCCCGCTCGTCTGCGGCATGGTGCAGACGCTCGCAAGCAGGCTCGTCAACTACACCGCTGACGAGCTGATAGAGAGGCATCTGGTTGCGCAGGCCGAGCGCGAGAAGAAGGAGATCCAGAACCTCACTGCCAGGCTTGCTCGCAAGAAAGCGCCCAATGACGAGCGAACCAAGGCCATTGCTCAACTCAAGCGAGAGCTGGCCAAGAAGCGCATGTCTGACGCTGATCTGGCCGCTCATATCGAGCGCAAGCTTGAGACACAGGCCAAGAACAGGGCTGAGACGTTGGAGCTCTTGAAGAGCTTTGAGTTCGTGATCGCAGAAGAAGCCCACGAGGCAGGCGGCAACAGCTACTTCGATTTGATGCAGTCCTGCACGAATGCCAACTACCGGCTCGCCCTGACTGCCACCCCGTTTATGAGAGACGATGCCGAGTCAAACATGAGGCTCATGGCGGTATCCGGCGGGGTCGGTATACGGGTGAGCGAGAAGCAGCTTATCGATCTGGGGATCCTGGCCACGCCAATCTTCCAGATCAGCCGCACACAGAAGCCTCCGAAGCTCTTCCGCAGCACGGCCTATCAGAGAGCCTACGACGTTGGGATCGTCAATCACGACTGGCGAAACAAGCGCATCGTGGCTGAGTGCATCCGAATGAGCAGATACGGCCTGACATCAATGGTTCTTGTCCAGAGAAGAAACCACGGCGACCGGATCAATGAGCTGCTGGGCAAGGTCGGTATGAGGGCGGAGTTCATCAACGGCGATGACGATGCTGAGGGCCGCAAAAGGGCGCTGTCCAAGCTTGGAACCGGCGAGATTCAGGTCCTCATTGGGACAAATATTCTCGATGTTGGCGTGGATGTGCCCTCTGTTGGGTGCATTGTGCTGGCCGGCGGAGGCAAGGCCGAGGTGGCAAACCGGCAGCGCATAGGACGAGGCCTGCGGGCCAAAAAGACAGGCCCCAACATCTGCTTCGTGCTCGATTTTATGGACGAGCATAACCAGCACCTTCAAGAGCATGCCCTGCAGCGAAGGGCCATCATCACCGGCACCGAGGGTTTTAAAGAGAACCTGCTCCCGATGGATCAGGACTGGAATATCGCCGATTACGGCTTTCAACGAGTAGGAGGGTAAGTGAGTACAGAGATCAAACGAGTCACGCTTGAGGTCAGTCCGGCCCAGCACCGGAAGTTGCGTGACGCCTGCCGCAAGTTCGACACCACACAGGCCGAGCTCTTGGGATACCTCATAGACATAACCCTCTCCAATACCGATGTGGTCAAGACGGCCGTTGAGTCGATGGTCCGCAAGCGGAAGATTGAGGAGGAGCGTCAGCGCCAGAACGAGGACAAGGCGAAGCAGCTGGTCTCCTCTCTCCCGCCGGAGGTGCTGGCAAAACTGCTGTCTGGCGAAGCGGATCTGTCGAAGTTATGAGTTGGTTCGCTGTTGTTGGGGACGCCGTTCCGCCCGGGCTTGAGCCGGTTCTGGTGAGGGTTCTGGAAGCTCTTAGTGCCAAGGGGATGTCGATGCGAACCCATAAGGGCGACATCGGCAACTTGGCAATGGAGCACTTCAAGGGTGGCAAATTCTCGTTCTGGCCCGGCTTTGAGCAGACGGGCGTCATCGTGCATGTCGATCCGCGCAATACCGACCTCACCAAGACGCTGATCAGGAGCGTCCCAGGGTTCGCCAGAGCCTCTGGTCATGAGAAGAGCCTGGCCCAGTCTGTCGCCGCATCAGTGATCGGCCTGGACGGGTCAGGTTCGTTCAAAGCATCCTTTGGGATAACGATGGAAGCGACAGAGCTTGATAAAAAGTTTCCTTGCTTCATTGCTTCAAAGCTTGGTTTGAAGTTGTATAACATCGCAGACAGAAATCAACTTTCATAGCTGGTTTCGGTCATTCGTAGATAGGTGCCTTCATTAAAACCAATGGAGGTTCAAATGAACGAAGTTAAGAATGTTGTTTTGCAAGTAGCATCAAAGGAAGTTGGCAAACAAGAAATCCCCAAAGGTTCAAACTGGGGTCCTCACGTTCAGGGGTATCTGGCGGCCGTCGGTATCGGGTTCCCTGCAGCCTGGTGCGCGGCGTTTGTGTACTGGGTGTTCAAGCAGGCCGGACTGATCGGGAAGATCCCCAAGACGGGCGGTGTGCTGAAGATGTGGCGGGATGCGCCGGTATCGTGCCGAGTTACCGATCCTCAACCCGGGGACGTCTTCATCATGGATTACGGAAAGGGCCTGGGGCACACCGGCATCATTGAGAAGGTGGATGGCGACAAGCTCTACACCATCGAAGGCAACACCAACAGCGAAGGCTCCAGGGAGGGCTACGAGGTGGCCAGGAGAGTGCGGAGCAAGGCGAAGTGCTTGGGGTTCTTGAGATTTTGGTAATTTGAGGTAAGAGAAGGGGGCGATATAGATCGCCCTCTTTTCTTGTTGTAGATTCTGCTCCATCTCATAAGTGGAGTCCCAAACGAAAATGAAAGTCCGAGTATTGTTCTTGGCCGTCGCGGTAGCGCTCGGCGTGACAGGATGTGCAGCGAACGGCCAGCAGGGAGGTCAGGAGCAGGGTCAGACCGTATCCAGGCCGGAGGTGCAGATCAAGGCCTCATCCGACAGGGTTAAGTCCGAGCTGGTAGGGAGACTGACGAAGGCGGGGTTCGATCTCGAGGATGAGGGCCAGTTTAAACTCACTTTTTCCAAGCCAATCACCGACCTGAAACGGATCATGAGCCTGACACTTCAAGGGGTGAACTCATCGGCATCCAAGCGAGACATTATCGACTTCACAGTCACGGAAAATTCAGGCGAAACGACCGTCATTGCAACGCAATTTGTTGGACTTGAAAACGCATTTGGCAAGCAGTTAAAGTTCGAGGAAAAGCACCAAAACGAAGCGCATGAATCGATACAAAATAGCTTGGAAAAAATGAAAAAAGAGATGGAAAAATCATAAAGAAAAGGCCGCAAAATGCGGCCTTTTTTGTTCAGTAAAATCACGGGAATAATGGCAAGAAATTCAGCGGTAGGCAGCCGTCGTAAGGCGTAATCAACCTGGACACTGCGGGGGAAGAAAGCTCAATGTGCGCTCTCTCGACCAAGGTGATATGTGTGAGGCTGACTCGCAATATTGCAAACCTCCCCCGCAGTCATTACAGGCAGTAAGCACTTACTGACAGGTATCATACCACACCACCCCCTCCCTTCATCAACACCCTGAAACTAATTCATGTAACAATTTTATATTGTTACATGAATTGAGGTAAGAGCATGTTTTTAAAGGGTTAAATTAGAGCGTCCGAGCTCGTCATGATACAAGATCATGTAACTTTCAACGTTGTTACACCTCGCGAGATTTTCAGCTCGGCGGCGGTGATTGGCCGTCAGATCTCGCGATTTCACATACGAGCTCAAATAGCCTGTAGGGGTGTTTACCCTCTGCCTCGCATCCCATAGGATCCACAAAAATTTCAACCTGGACTGACAATGACCGAACAGAACCTGCCGCTCTCCTTCAAGAACTTCATCGGGCAGAACAACACGATGCACTACGGAGTCCTCGAGAATGGCGACACCTACGCGATCACCCGGCTCATGTTCCATGTCGCGCTCTACGTGAACCCGACTGCTGATGGTCTCTATGTCGCCTATGACGCCCGCTACTGCTACTGCGGACTGATGGTCGCCATACAGGCCGTGGATAAGTTCAACGAGACTCAGGAATGGTGGTGGTATCAGAAGGATCACAAGCGCAACCGCTCCGTCGAGGGGCGGTTCCTGGTCAACCCGTCCGGCGCACTGGAGCGGATCCTACCCTGGGATGCCAACCTGGTGCGCGAGGGGGACCTGACCGAGCTGTCGTGCGAGGACGAAGAGGCGATCCTGGCCACCATGCCGTTCTTCATCACCATGGAGGCTCAGCAGTGACAGAGCGACAGGTGGTGTGCGCCAAGTGCGGCAAGACGAAGGGCGACATGGACTACGCTGATGATGGCCAGCCCTGCCGGTCGCCGGTGATCATGTCATAAGCTGTCGGCGACTGGTTCTGCCAGGAAAAGCCAGTTGAAGGCGAAGAGTGAGAGGCTGTCCGAGAGCCGTGTCTATGCGTAAATACGCCAAAAATGAGAGAATTGCTTTTTCTGTAACCGTTTCTGGGAGGGATGGTGAAAATATTGAAGTACATCGCTATAGGGATCATCGCGCTGCTAATAATCGGCAACGCAATGAGGCCAAGCAAGGAAGAGCTTGTAGCGCAAGGGGACTGGCTGTTCACGACCTGCATCAACGAGGCTAGAGCGCACGACAGGCTCGACCAGACTCAACGAGAGATCTGTGGCACAGCTGCAGCCCGGATCAGGAAAGGCGAGGCGACTCTTAGCAAAGAGGCAATCGACAGCTTCGAAAAGGGTCTGGATTGGGACAGGAAACCGCTGAAGGAATGAGTGAGGGGCCGCGGCCCCTTTTTTATTGCCTCACCGTCCAGGAGGAAACTTCTCGACCGAGGCTCGCCATGTGTCGTATTTTTGTCTGACGAAAGCGAGCGAAAACATGCTCTGGGGACGTCGAAAATCACGCTCTGACGCGCTGCAGAAGCGCTCCGAGAGTATCGAGCGCTGTGACGATACGTCTGCGCTGTGGGAAACGCTCTAATCGCTTTCTGTGAGACAACTAAACTTGCTTCCAAGGAAGCTTTCTTCGTTGCTGGAGTCATTATGTCGGTAGGCCGGAAGCCGGGCACCCCTGGTAAACAGGGTCGGGCGCCTGTACCCACTCGTAAGCAGTTCAACATCGCCCTGCAGCGTTGCGAGGGCTACCCTCACGCGCTTAGGAACAAGGCTCTGCTGGCCATGCTGTTCGGCCTGGGCCTTCGTCCCAAGGAGGCATCGAGCCTCACCCTGTCCGACGTTTACGACTTCAAGGCGGAGGCCCTGCTACCGGAGCTCACCCTGCTCAAGGCCTACACCAAGCGCGGGAAGGTTCGGATGTTGCCGCTGAACAACGACCTGGTGACGGAGCACATGCTGCGGTACATCCAGTTCAGGAAGGAGAACCCACGCCACTACCGGCCGGAGGCTCCGCTGATCTTATCCCAGCGTGGCGGCCCGTTCACAGCGAACAGTCTGGGGAACCTGGCGAACGAGCTGCTGCAGGTGAGGGCGAGCATCAGCAAAGCCTGTACCTACTCCGGCCGGCGCTTCTTTGCGACCACCCTGGTGCGGAACAGGGTCGATTTGCGGACGATACAGCGCTTGATGGGACACTCCTCACTGGCGACGACGCAGATCTACATCGAGAGCGACCCGGTCATGATGGCAGATGCGACAAAGGGCATTCTTTAATGCTGCCAACAGTTGACTTTCAGTAATTACTTACATATCATCGCCCCAGCTTAAAAAAAGCATCCTATCACTTTCCACCGATAGGGATTCCAGCGATGCCCGCCTCTGTCATCCCCACGGCGGGTTTTTTTTGCCTTTTTGCCGCCTAAGCGCAACAAATTTACCGCCTAACAACATTGACTGTCAGCATTCACTGAAATATCCTAGCCTCAGTCGCTTCTGTGACTACCCGTAAAGCTGAGACCCGGTTATCCGGGTCATTTTTAGGATCACAGAGGCACCCTGGTTCGTTTTACGGCAACGACGACTGGCACTATCTACGACATGGCGAGCGCTCATTTAGGGGCGCTCTTTTTTTTGGGATCCTGCACCGTTTCGTCCGTGATTTGGCCTTGTTCGTCAACGCCTATGTGCTTCGTCCACACCCTCTTTATCCCCGCCACGTCGATGTCGCTTATGTCGGTGCCTTCCCTGGATAATGGGTCTGCATTGGACGATGAGTATTCGGAGTAGTGCGAGGAGATGATCCGGTAATGGGCAAGCCGGCCTTCCCCTTCCAGACGCATGATGCCCTTGTTCTCGAGGCTCTTAATCGCCTTCGCCGCTGTGTTGTATGACACACCAAGCTTCTCAGCGACCTCTTTCACCGTCACCCCAGTTTTCCGGTACTTCTCGATCATGGAAGCCACGACCGTAGCCTCCTTCTCCCGCTTCTCACGAACAAGGCTTCCAGCAAATGACTCCGAGTCTTGGACCTCGGTCAGGCCACGCTCGTAGGCCTCGGTGAACCGTTTTATTGCTCTCTCGATGACGCTGCACTGGTACTCGACGAAGTAGGTGAGATCCATGTCGTCGGTCTCGGTATGGACGTATGAGACACCATATGCCTTCGGCGCCTCCTTGAGCAGTGTACTGATCGCGATGTACTGGAAAGCCTCGTAACCGCTCTTGAACATGAACCAGTAAAAGAGAGACCGAGCTACCCGACCATTCCCGTCATTGAAGGGGTGCTCAAACCCGATGTTGAAGTGGAGCACGATCGCTTTGAGCAGCGGGTGTAGAAAGGTCGGCCCGTTCGCCTCATCGTGATGTTCGTTGGCCCAGTCGCAAAGGCGCTGCAGTCTGGTGAGTATCCCGGCTGCCGGAGGCGGGGTGTGAACGACATTGTCATCGCCATCAACAACCTCCACATTGTCACCGGTTCGGAATGCGCCAGGTGTGTACTTCCCATCCTCGATGCCCGCGACACCGCATCTGTGCATGTCCAAGATCAGCTCGATTGTGAGAGGCTTGTCCTTGTTGACCAGGGCGAACCTCATCATTTCAAAGTTGCCGATCACCATTCTCTCATCCGGGGTTCTCGGCGCCCTCTTTTGCCGGATCATGTCCTTAGCCACGATAGTTGTCGTTGCCGCGCCCTCCAGCTGACTGCTGCTGATAGCTTCCTCTGCGATCAGCTCGTCCAGCATAAACTCGACATACTTCGACTCCTGAACGTCCTTCTTCATCCAGTTCATAGCGGCCGTGGTGGCCGTCTTATCGACCAGTGAAGTGATCCGGTGGATGGTGGGGGTCAGGTACAGGGTTGCCTTGTCCATATCCTCACCGACATTCATCACGAAGAACGACTGGGTGGTTCTGGCCATCTTCTTAAACTGCCATGCCAGTCTGGGGTCGATCGGCTTTTTGATGCGAAAGTAGAAGTCGTGATAGGAGAGGTATCTCCCCTTCTCGTCGCAAGGCTGCATGTGGTCAACGTATGCGCTCGCGTGTTCTCGCCCAGCACTGACGGCCAGCGCCATTGACTCGATGAACTCGCCTTTTCCGAACTTGGGAGGCTTTCTCAGCATGAATACTCCGCCAGGTGAAATTGAAACGGACGCGGCCGAAATGCGGATTCTGTTCGCAAAAGGCCGGATTATTGAGAGAGTTTATACAGGAGGGAGGGTGATTAGTCTCAAAAAACGTCAAAACTGAAACAAAAGGCCAACTAATGCCGGCCTTTGTCTCAATATCAGGCTGCTTTGCGCTTTTCGAGCGCCTTCAGCTGCTCCTCTTTCGACTTGCGCATCAGGTTCAGCAGGGCATTCTCTGCCGCCTTGCTCGGGGTGAACATGTTGGAGTTATCGTCTCGCGGGTCGCACAGCAGGATGGTGTCCCGCTCTGGATCATAGGCGCACAGAAGTCTCATGCCGCGCTCGTGCTCCCACCACATCGGGCTGACCAGGGCCATCCGATTGCCGCCCTCCGAAGCAACCACTACCTGATCGTGATAGGGGACAATCTTCTCTGACCCCAGAGCCCAAATCGGCTTGTTGGCGCTGTCCATCTTCTTGCGCAGCTCTTCGTTCCGGTGATTCAGGAGCCTGTTGTTCTCGGTCAGTCTGGCGTTCTCCTTCTTGAGCTCCTCGTTGCGCTCCCTCACGCCGTCCAGACGCTTCTTCATGCCTTTGGGGTCGAGCTCACGCAGTTGCTTCACCTCTACAAGAAGGGACCCATGCTCGGTCTCCAGCTTGCGATGTCGAGAGGCCAGTTCGTCGTACCCCCGGGCAACGCGGTCTGAAATTTCAGTCAGCCGAACGATTTCTGCATTGGCAATTTTGACCGACTCGTTGTGCTTTTCCAGAAGCGCCTTTCGGTCGTTGTGAACGTGCAAAAGAAGGCTCTCTTTCTCAGCCAACTCAGCTCTAAGCCTTGCCAGCTCTGTCTCCAACGCCTCGTTGTCCGCAACAAGACGGTTGAAATCCGCAGTGTCCTGATTGTGGGTCTCGATGACCAGATCGAGTGCTTCACGAAGAGTTTCCAGTGGGTGTTTTGGCTCGTTCATAGGGTTCCTTACGACTCGTAATTCGACAGAGCGACAATATCGGGGCATTCTCGCTCTGCACTATCTTTGACAGCGAGATTCTATTTTTGCTCAACAGGCATCGCAATGAATTTAGTAAGCATTGACTGAAAAAATCGAGGGCTGACGCCGGTTTTTCGCAGGTATCTATCTGGCCGAAACAAAATCAGCGGATAGATACCGACCGGACTTTTGGCGTCAGTACCATAACAACACCAATCAGGGATAAAGAGGTGAACCATGTTCAAAGGCAGTGAAGACCCGGTCAAATTTTGCGAAGACTTCCTCAAAAGCGAAATCGCCTACAACGAAGAGCACCACATTCTGAAAAGCGAGAATGCGGTAGCCAACAGGCTGCTCAAGTACCACGTCCACATGAGCTCTGTGTATAAACACCTGTGCGAAACCCTGCCAACGGCAGAGGCGGTACGCACGGTTCTGAGCGCACTTCTCTCTAGCGAGGCGTTCTGGAGCTGCGAAAGCCTGAAGGTAGCCAGGGAAGACAGGGCAAGGTTGATTCGCACCAATCAGGCCATCGCTGATAAAGCCAAAGAAATCGCGGCGCTTATGGAAGAGAGGGAGGAGCTCCACAACAAGTCAGGCTTCAGAAGCGACACCCACTACAGCGTTACGGACGTCATCATTCAGGCCGCACACCACACTCGAAACGGCTACTTCAAAGGCTACATAGAGAAAGAGTTTCAGCGCATCGCGAGCTTTGACCTGAAATATTGGCCATCACTGCCAGAGTTCATGAAGGAGATCAGTCGCGACTCCAGGGAGGGCTACACGGCGGCATCTGACCCGATGACAGCGGCAGGGACGAGCTCGGCTAAGGCATCCAAGGCAGACTTTATCAGAGCGTTCCTGGCCAGGCTGGCAAACAGCTACAAAGAGCGAGGCGGGCACCTGCCAGACGGTTACGTGCCTTCTGACGTAGCGATGGCAGACATCATGAACAGCGTGATGGACCTGGAGGCTGATTGCGTAGTGACGGCCGAATACATCAAGAGCTTTCGGCAGAAGGAGCGAAAAAAGGCTTCTGTCGAAGCATGATGGCAGCAGGTTATCGTGTAAGACTTCACAATTCCCTCTGTAGTCGTGTTCAATACCCTTCTGTGCAATCGGCACTGGCCTGAACAGGAGAGGGCATCATGAGTGAGCACGACAACCATAACCAGGGTTCTCAAGAGGCGGAGGAGTTCGATCGGTTCATGTTCGAGACCAACAACCCTCGCCTCTTCGATGAGGGCAATGGCGCGGGCGGCGTTGGCGGTGGCTTTGATGACGATGATGACGACTACGACGATGAGGACGAAGAGTTCGAGCTGAACCGTCAGGCGGAAGAGGAGGAGCTGGACAGCTTCATCTTTGACGAAGACGGCGAAGGCGACTTTGACGAGTCTGGACGGGCGCCCGACGTTAACCCTTACGGCGACCCTGACGACTAACACCCTCTACCCCGTCACCCTCTGACCCCTCGACCCGTTTACCCGTCAGGGGTCTTAATATAAGGGTCGTTATCAGGTGCGCGGCGCGGGCTAGTATAAGGGTGCCGGACGGTAGGGCTGATTTTGTAGGGTGGGGATTGGGGCAACTCGATTTTTTCTAGGACTTTCGATCTCGGGGTCGGTCGTCTTTGAGTCATAAGCAGGGGGCGATGATCGCCCCCTTTGTGATCGTGATTTAAGCGGCGGCTTGTTGTGCGATTGCTGCGATGATCGCCCCCTGTATTGCATCAAACAGGGCACCTTGTTTTTGCATGGTGTGGGCTTGCTCTACTACTGGGCGCATTGCGCTTTCGTTATAGGTGGCGAGGTTCAACTGGCGGCCTGTCAGGTGGCAGCGGATAGACAGGGCAAAAGCGCCATCATTTTTCATCAGTGAAATAGTGATAGATTCAAACATGGTAAAGGCTCCCAAAGCGTTTATATGGGGGCGCACTGGGCGCCCCTTGTGAGTAGTTAGGCGATGGCTTTCAAGGCCATGACGACGGGGTGATCTGCTTTAATCAGACATTCCCGCGCCTCTTTACTCCCGCGCTCGGTGGCCATCCCCAGCTTGACCAGCAGACCAATGATATAGCTTGCTTGGGTCGGGCCGTTGCACTCGGCAGCCCAGTAACCGGCGGTGAAACGCTCTTTTACTTTCATGGTGTCGATCAGGTGGGCGATGGTGTTATGCCCTGTCCGCTTGGTGGCGGCTGTCGGATCCAGTGTTTTCAGTGCGTCATTTGCTTTTGTGAGATCGATCGAGTCGGGACGCTTGTTCTGTGCGATGCAAGCAACCAAGGTTGCAATCTGTAATTTGTGTTCACGGCTGAACCCGCCAGCTTTGGGATCCCGTGCCAGTCGGGACGCATCTACGCCCAGCTGCTTAAGGATTTTCATCTCTTTGTCAGTCATACCGGAGATCAGGCCGTTGCAACGGGCATGGGTTTCGGCGGCCATTCCTACAGCGCCCAGCTTGGCGCGGCGGCTTGCCTTTTCCAGATCCAGATCTGGATTGTTCACAAGGGCGTTTTTCAAGGACTCCTCTTTGATGGCGAGGAAATCCATTGCGGAGCCAGTCATATATTGACGGATCTCGGCGTTGGTGGTCGGTGCTTTTTGTTCGGTGGCAGCGGCTACAGTGGCGGCGGCGGTGGTGATTTCTTTGGTCATGATAGGATTCCTTATTAGCGATAATTTAGAGTTAGTTTTTAGTTTTCATCGTCACGCTGTATTGCGTTTCGATGAGCAGATAATAAGTGTTTACTGATCGAGTGACAATAGAAAACTTTACTTTTTTAGTGCTTAAAAACGAAAAACATGAAAATTTGCGAGCTTAAGCACAAATTCATGATCTTTTCGCTTATGAGTGCGTTCCCGCGCTTTTCGCATCTTGTAGGCCCATTCTTTTCGTGATAATCGCGTGTCGTGCGAGTCCAGGCCGCTCCCCCGTCGTCGCCCTCAGCGCCCCAACGCTCCCCAGCTGCTCCCACCCACCATCCGCACCATCGAGAAAGCCACCTAGTCCTAAAGGCGCCGACCAGTAAGCCCATGGCGGCACCGGTAAGCCCATGTGCGAGAGCCCCGCGGTCTGCCACGGCTGAACACGGAGAGATCAATTTGTCACACCACGGGGAACCATGGGCCGGCATGGAGGCTGGCCAGCTGGGGCTGAAACGGGAGAGAACGGCGAGCGAAGGGGGAGGGAGATGGCCGGAAGTTTGGTACCGCGGCAACCCGAGGGCCGGGCAACAGGCAAAAAAAACGGGCTCAACACACGAGCCCGCTATCAAATCGCTAATGTCAGTGTCCCTATCAGTGACGCTGATGACGCTACTTTATCGATGTCTTGCTGGACGTACAACTGAGGCACGGTATAGCAACAGCAAAACCATGCTTCCCGAGCGAAAAGTCTAAATTCAAGCAGAGCTCGTCATGGGAATCGCGAGGGAAGCGCTCTCAGTCGCTTAAATTGCGCTTTCCAGCATGTGAGATGAGTCATCGTAGCGACTCGACAGGTCAAACGCTTAAATCGCGTTTAAGAGCGTCAAAATTCTGCAGGGGCTTCCTTGGGGATCCTGAAAACTGTATGCAGCTCATACACACACCACAGCCGGAGATGAAAAGACCCCTAGCCTGACGCAGGAAGACCCTCCGTCTTGGGACTCGCCCGCGGGGAACCATGGGGCGCTGGCATGTCAAAAAGGGCCAGCGATAAAACTGCCTACGCTGGCCAGATGGTGATAGGAACTGTTGTTGGTTATTCCGCAGGCTACGACCTCACTCGTGCTCGTAGATGGGGAACTGGTCGTAAAAGTTGCCGTCCTGGTCAAATTCGACGGCCTTGATGCCAAGGGCGTTGGCCTCGGTCAGCACATGCTGCAAGTCGGCCGGCAGCTGGAGGAAGTCCTCTCGGGACCCCTCGTCACCCTCCTCAAACCAGCAGCTCCGGCAGATGACCAGGTATCCATAATCCCGGGCGATGAAGTTGTTCCGCTCGTCCCCTTCGGTCAGAAACTCCAGGTGGCGAAGTGTGTCCATGGTGAGGTGGCCGGTGCTCAGCACCAGGGTCTTGTAGATTTCCAGATCCATTTTGTTCTCCAAAGGGGGCAGCGCGTGACTGCCCCAGAGGTGTTACTTGATGAACCACATCGGGTCGGTGTCATGTTTGACGGGAGCAACGCGCTTTTCCGGAGTACGGGCGTTCTGATGCAGGAACTCGCTCTCTGTGATGGACTTCTGCTCTACACCGAAGCGAACGGCGAGCTCGTAGGCGTCCAGCTTCATGGACTGAGTCAGTCCTTTTGCAGCCAGGCGCTCGCTTTTTTCTTTCTGAGTACGATAGGGCTTGGTGGCACGGCCGAGACCCATCATCTTGCGCTCCCGGGGTGAGAGTGCTGAGGGGCACACGGTCACTTCTACTTCCTGATTACCGACGATAGCGATGCGTTTTTCCATTATTATAACCTCGTTATTGCTTAAATCCGCGTCTGTCGTAGCAGACAACGCTAGATTAAGAGCAAAACAGAGGTGAAACTCGCTAACATCCTACGAGACCAAAGGGTGAATCCTGCTAAAAGGATGAGTGGCGCGCCACGGGGCGCCTTGGGGGAGACAGGGAGGATATGGCGGCGGCCGGCTTGTCCTCGCCACACTCTCGACCAGAGAGCCTAACCCCTTGTGCAGGGTAGCAAGCATCCTAGCCTTATAGGCCCGCCCAGTAAGCCCATGCAGATGTACCGCGGGCGCCCATGGTACGTGTGATCGGACAGCAAAAGAGCCGTGGCGTGAAGTAAGGGGCCGCAAAGCCCCTTTGCTACACAAGCCAACGGCTCAATCAGTGATAGTCAGCTGGCAACGCCTCGTAGTGAGGAACGTTGTGCATCGAACTACTTGCGACCCCGAAATGCAAGCCATAGGCCGGCATCGTAATACTCTCAAGAGCCTTCACCTCACTCAGCGAGAAGGTGATATAGACTGGCTCGTTCATGGCTGAAAGCAGCTTGATGGTGTCCATTTTCAGAACGCCACATTCAAGGCCAAACTGCTCATCCTGGAACAAAGCCGATCTCGTCATAGCCAGTATGTGATACCAACCAAACCGGATGTCAGTCGGCATCCAAATCTGGTCAGATTCACTACGAGAGCTCACTTGAGATACCACAGGCTCTTTGTCATCTGCCCACCCTGTCATGATGTAAACTGGGACACCAGTCTTGGAGTGGACTAACACATTCAAAGCCCCTGTCTCCGGGGTAAAACACACGCTAATCATCAATTCCGCCTGCTTACACAGCCGGGGTTAGGAAGACCCTTCATCCGGTCAACCGCGCCCGACATTCGATATAAGAACAAACGGAGCGGGCGATTACATTGTCTCGCGTTTAGAACACACCTTACACTTGCACACTAACACCCGATTATCCCCGCTCGGGCAAGGAGAGGTCTTCACTCACTCTCTCCGTTCACACGTAGCACCTTTCCTATCTCTGATACCTACACAATGGGAGGTTTGCGTAGGCCAGCCTGACCGGAAGACTCATTACCCTGATGGTTGCCTGAACCCTATAGGCGACAGGGGATTTTTGTTATTGAGCCCATACCGCAAGAGGAGCAATTTGCTCATTACCAGAGGGCGTTGTTCTCCTGCCGTTCATTACTGAATCTGCGTCTACCGCGTACTGCTTTTCAATGCCGCGCATTTCTTTTCGTGCGTTCTGGCAGTTCGATTCAAGGAGCCCTTCCAGTGAGAAGGGTGACTGTTTGCTCCCGTTTTGCTTAACACTGTTCTATCGTCTCCATAGTGAAGGATGAGCGTTTCGCGTTCGGTTTTTAGCAAGAAAAGTTGACTCAGCGCTAATTACCTATCGAGTTGCGCAACATCCTCGCTATGGGGAGTTGAATCATTAGAACCCGTCCGATAAGGTCTCGAACGAGTTAGTGAGAGTTCTGGGGACGGCTCTGTTTTGAGGACTGGCCGTTCCCTTAACTCTCACGTTCAACCCTCGGTACAGCTTTTCACTGCACCCCCGTCCGTGTCGTATTTTTTACTGCGTATTTGAAAAGTCATCACTTTGGTCGCCGCAGCGACAAGGCCTCCTAGCTGTATTGAAAAATCTTTGGAACGACCACGGGTTCGTCTTCAACCGGGTCATCGTCTTCGCCGAAGTACACACTCAAGAGAGCGGAAAGGAATCGGCGGTTCCTCTCCTCAAACTGTTCGAGAGACTCCTCGCCCAGCGGGTGTTTGTCTCGATGCTGTTCGAAGAAGGCCTGAACCTCATCCTCGGACGTCATCTTCTCAATCTGCTGGGTCACGCTTTTGCCTTTGACCAGGATCTTCATTACATCTCCTTATGGGGAAGAAGCAGCTGTAGGCAGTGTTGAGAGATCAAATTGACCACCTCATCGTGCCCGGCTACCGATTGCTCATAGGTGTGATACCGCCATGTGCTCATATCCAGAGAGCCGCCCAGGATCATCGTCTCAAAGAGTACCGGTTCGCCCTCTTCGGCATGATCGACCCCGAGGAATACCGTGCTGACCAGCATTCTGCGAGCTCGGTGGTCGAGGACGTAGGTAGCCTTGACCAAAGTCGCCAAAGACTCTCCTGAATCGACAGAGAGCTTCAGAGCGCTGGTTAGAGATATGGGTCGGGGGAAGTTCTCCTCGTCCAGTCGGTAACAGAGTGGACGAGAAGGCATGGGCAGCACGTTAAGCATTACGCGCCCTCGCTCAACTCATTGAGGACGGCGTCGTATAGGAACTGGGAAGAGACCTCGCGACCGTCCTTGAGGAAGGTCAGTACGTGCTGGCCATCCGGAATGGTCAAGATCTCCTCGATAAATACGGGGGTCTTAGCAGCCTGGAACCGAGCGTTGAGTCTGCCCTGCAGGCTGGCATGCTCCAGTCGAACGACGGTCAGCTGTTTGGCAGACAATTTGCTCTCTGCCAGGACAAGGCGAAGCTTGGCCACACCGCCTATCCGTTCCCCGTCGCTACCCTGGTAAACATGCTCGCTGTTACGAGCCACATCCATCGATGTCGCATAGATCACATCGACCGACTCATGCTGCCCATAGCGCACCGCATAGCCTGCACGAGCGAGACTGACCGCTGCCCGGGGCGTAACCATCGCCTCGAGATTCGGATCTCTCTGAACGCGAGCCAAGAACTCTGATGCGCTGAGCGGGATGCTTGGATCTGTTGGTTCGCTGGAGACAGGACGAACGCGCTGGCGGGTGCCGGCATCCATCTTGGTAAACACGTCAGCAAAGACCGAAAGCTCGCCGAGCTCCTTCAGGTAGGTCAGGAAGGTAACGAGCCGGATTTGTCCGCCGCCCTTCTCAACGCGAACGACGGTTGTTTCGGTCATGTTCATGCACTCCGCAACGTCAACTTGGCGAAAGCCCAGGCTCTTGCGCTTGGCGGCGAGATAGTTCCCCATGGTCTTCAAAACCATAGCCACATCAGGATCGATGTCTTTTGCTGCTTGTTTAGCCACGTTTATTCCCAGCGTTTAGTAACTGCTTATTAATTTCAGTCAGGATAGCGAGCTTGATGACACTCGGCAACTTGTTCAACGATATTACCGAGTTACACCTCGACCTCATTCGGTGCAAAGTGTTTACAGCTAATGCTGGAGCGTTAATTTGTGCTCCTGCGAGAGACGCATATCGTTGAAAGGGGATCACTGTTCGGCGGGCTCTAGCGAAGTCTGGGGCGCATACAAACGCTAAAACGCTCGACAGTGAAACTGTGCTGAGAGCATAGCATTGCGTAAGCGGTTGATTAACATACTGCCCTTTGAGATATTTAACATAAAAAGCCGCATTGCGCAGTCAGGCCAGATTGTCCATGATGATGTCCGGGGTGGGGAGGTATACAGGTTCCGAGGTGTTCGCATCATCACTTTAGGATGCTGCTCTTCTTTTTAAATATATATATTTTATTTACTGGTTCTATTTAATAGAAGAAGCGACAAAAAGTGATTATAGGGCCAACCCTCGGAACCTGAAATCAATACCCGAGAGCGGATCCTTACTGTGATGATCGTGGCTCTTAATTATCTTTAGATCTTTTTAGAGATCTTTTTAAAGATCTTTTTAGGCTCCGCCAGCCCAGTCGTGGCGCGGCCTCCAGAGGAGCGAAGTGGACAAATCGATCTCGCACGGTAGACAAACTGATCTCATATAGTGGACAAACCGATCTCTGGCAAGAATTTGAAAACACAGGATATAAACAAATTATCCACAGCATTCAAACAGGGTTATTAACAGGCTAAGCAGTTGCTTGGCGCGGATATATGGGCATAATGGTGGTCAACCGTAAAATCTGTCTACCATCATGCAAACAGCCATCACCAAGAGACGCGGCCGGAAGGTCGTACAATCAAACCAGCTGACAGAGGCCGCCTACTCTCTTACCCGAGATCAGAAGCGGATCCTCTACCTCTGCATGTCAAAGATGCCGAACGTGCCGGAAGGTGAGCCTATCACTCATGACGGCAAGTTCTCTATCACTGTTGCCGAGTATGCGGAGATTTACGATCTCCCATCGAGCGCGGCCAGCCAGGACATTCGTGCTGCACTGAGCCGGTTCAGAGGCAAAGAGGTGACGATCTACAGGCCGGAGTTCGATGACGGCGACGACAAGGGCTATGACGCATACCCGTGGCTGGTTAAGCGCAGCGTTCGCCCGAGCATCGGGGTTTACGAGATCAGCATCAACCAAGAGCTGATGCCTCTGATGGCCGGCTTGCGCCGGAACTTTACGGTTTACGACATCATCGAGGTCAACTCGATCACCAACCCTCTGGTTATGCGCCTGTACGAGACGCTTTGCCAGTTCAGGGGCAACAGAAGCGAAGGCACAATCACCCTGGCTGTAGAGTGGATCAGAGAGCGGTATCAGCTGCCGGCCAGCTACAACCGGATGCCTGACTTCCGCAAGCGCTTCCTGGATGTGGCCATTCAAGAGATCAACACCAAGAGCCCGCTTCGGGTGTCGGTCACTGAGAAGAAGACTGGCAGAAGCATCACTCACCTGGAGTTCAAGTTCACTGATACCGAAAGGAAAAAGGCGATCGGGAAGAGCTCGGAGACCGGAGAAGAGCCGGCACAGCCTAAGCTTTAGGTGGACAAATTGATCTCTGGGATAATGAGGCTTTAGGCCTTACAATGAGGCATCGGAACGAATGACCGGATGAGATAGCGTTCCCCAGCGGCGTAAGCTGTACTCGCGCAAGGCGGGTCGAAAGTGGTGGCCGGATAGGGTGCTGGCTTGGCTGGTACCAGAATATTGGAGAAATCCAGCGGGCGCTTAGGCGCCCGTTTTATTTTCCGCTTCTGACGACATCAAAGGTGGACAAACTGATCTCCAAGACGAGACAAAAGCGCGGCTCTCCCGCCTGAAAGGGGCCAAACCTTGATCCCGATCTCTCAAACAGAGATCAGTTTGTCCACCTTTGGGCAAGGTAGAGATCAGTTTGTCCACCTTTCGCAGGATGCACGAAGCCATAGGGGTATGTGTGGTCAGATTTTATCCACAGAAAGCGTGGACAAGTCTGTGCATACCCCTGTAGAGCCTGGGAAAGATCAGATTGTCGTGTTTAGCTGTAGCGACGGACGAAGCGGTTCTGCTCTATCTCATCCTGGCGATCGCCATACGCAAGCCACATGTCCAGCCGGTTCGGCGAGGTCGAAAGAGATTCCCAAAGCCGTTCGGCCATGTGTCGAAGGGTTTCATCGCATTTGGCGCGACGGAAGTGAATGAGCCAATCAGCCCGGGTTTTGGGTTGGGGCGCTACTTGCTTCTGGCGCCGTGGGAATGACATATCCATGTGTTCAACTCTGAACTGTAACGTTAGTTTTAGTCGCGATGGGCATCGCTTCGAGCGTGAATATAAACGATCCTGTTCAGTAAGCAATAGCTGAACGCAAAGAATGATGGAGGAGCGTTTGTAGAGCGATTGAAGCGAATTTCCGCTCTATTATTTTTGTCTCACGTTAGACAAAAATGAGTAATTGGTTTACGCTGAGACTGTGAAAAGCCAGCAATACCAAGGAAATCATATGAACAAGCATCTGAGCCCTGCAGCAAGCACCGGCGGGAACCGTGCCCTCGTCGCAGTCAGAGCTGCCATGAAGATCCTGGACAAATGGGGATGCACCCCCGAACAGCAACAGAACATTCTGCAGCTCTCCAAGGCCACCTTTTACCGGTATCGGGACGAAGGAACAAAAAGCGCCTCTCTGAGCCGAGACCAGCTGACCAGGATAAGCTACCTGCTCAACATGCACTCCGCATTGCGCATCGTGTTCAGCAACCCGGAGAACACTTACGGCTTCATGTCCATGAAGAACAACAACGCCTTCTTCAATGGAGCAACGCCCCTCTCCATCATCGAGAGCGGAGACTTTGGGAGTCTGCATGAAGTGGCCAAGCGCGTTGATGTCTTGCGCGGGGGCATGGCTGGATGATTCAAGACGGGATCCCGAGAACGGCGGTAGTTCCAATCAAGGGCTACCGCCTCATTCATACCAAGTACCCCACGATCGACATCTTTGATGATGTGGCCAGCCCGGATGAATTCGATATTCTCTTTGAAATTCAAGAGATAACGAATCCACGTTTGGCAAATGAGGTGGGCAACCTTGGGCTTTTGCCGCGTAGCGAATGGGTGCTGGGGATCCCCGGGGCCAACTACGCGATGGCAGCCTTCACTCATGTAAACCCCGAAGGGAGTCGGTTCTCAAACGGGGAATATGGCGTCTACTACATAGGCGACAGCAAAGACACTGCCATCTCGGAAATCAAATACCACTGCGAGCGCTATTGGAGGAACGTGCCGGAACTCAAGTTCGAGCGTTTCGAGTACCGCTGCTTGGCCACCGAAATGGCCGGCGCAGTCTTTGCTGATATTACGGGCCTGCCAGATAGCCATCCGTATTATCACCCAACAGATTACCAGCCGGCGCAGGAGTTCGGCGCTCAGCTTAGGGCGAGTAACGAGATTGGTGTGACATATCGATCTGTGCGGAACCCGGGCGGGATCTGTTGGGGCCTGTTCACGCCACGACTGATCACCAGCATCATCCCTTCCTCTCTCCATCAAATCATCTGGGACCGCGGCATAATCTCCGTCAGCCAGGTCACCCCCGCATCCTGATAAACGAAAAAAGGCCCATCACTGATGGGCCGTACTGAACACCTCGATCTCGAGGTTGGAGGTAACAACGACGCTCGTTGTACTTAAGCAAGATGGCATACTTCTGCCATCAATACAGGCTGCCTTTACTCGATAAGCAGCACTGCGCAATCCGGATCTACTATCCCCTCTGGGAAGGGATGACGTGAAATGTCCTGCTCTTCCGCCAGAATGACATCCGACACCCGAGCACTGACACATGGCGCTCTGTATCTTTCGGCCAACGCATAGACGGCACAATCAATATCTCTGGCCACAGCCCATATGCAGATGCAAAGCCGCCCATCGATGTAGAGGTGCCCCTGGTAAAGCCTGTAGCCTGCGCGAATGAGATATTTCAAGCGCCATCCCTCATATCAAATTGTCTACATAGCCCTGCCCTGCAGGGCTATTCGTCTGGTTACGCGGCCTTGCCTATCAGAGAGCGAAGAGACTCGGCGATCGGGCTGTCCTTGATAAGCACAAGGGAGCCAGGAACAGGGCGCTCTGCTATACCCATCGCAGGCAAGAGCTGCATCAGCTGGCCACATTGAGAGCGACTGGTCCCTTCGCTGTACGGGCGGGCCTTATAACGCTCATACAGGGCCTTGCTAGTGAGCTCGCCGGACTCCAGAAGCATCTCCAGGGCGATGCGGGTGTAGCAGGACAGACCGGCGCCTCCGGCAATGTGAGCAATGAGGTTCACCGCTTTCTCGCCTACCTTCTTCGGCAGACTGTCGAGGTCTTCCATTCGGGACTTGATCAGCGTGGACAGGTCAGCGCGAGACAGTGTTCCGTCGCTGGCATCGATGTGCAGGTGAGCCTCTACCGCCTCCACGCTGCCGAGTCGAGCAATGAGCGCTGCGGAGGGCTTGGATGCGCCATGAGCGCGGGCCTTTATCTTGCCCGGCTTCTCACTTTCGGCCGGGGCTGCCTCAGTCTCGACAACTAGGTCTGCAGCGCCGGCAGCGTCAGCGTCGGTTTCGGCATAAAGCTCTTCGCGCGTCTCAACCATGGCCAGCTCTTGAGCGACCTCTTCGATAGTTGAGGTTGGGAATGCAACGTCGGAACCCAGCAGCGCGTCTAGGTCATCGAGATCTGCACCGAGAGCGTCGATTTGGGCGTCAGCAGCGACATCTTCTGAGAGCGCTTCTGTGACCGCCTCAGCGACTTCTACAGGGGAAGCATCAACAGCGTCAGCGGTCGCTTCAGGGGCTTCAAGCAGCGCTTCCAGAGCGTCCAGATCTGCATCAGCAGATGTCACACCAGTAGCGGGCACAACATCGTCAAGTTCAAGAGAGGCGAGAGCCTTATCAAGTGCGTTCATGGTTTACTCCTTGTTCAGTGTTAGCGTTAAGCAGTCTCGTTCGACTGAGTGCATTTTCGCTGAACTGAATCGGAGTTAATCGCATTCGCCCTTCATGACCGCGACAGCAGATTCGGGATAATAGATCAGGTTAACAGCTTCGTAATGTGGCCAATCTGTTACCGTCGCTTACAGATCTCAAATCCTAGGAAATACCTCCTATATGATATAAGCTGGAACCCACTCATGTAACGTATACGAAAGGATGAAATGAAAACTATATCATTATTTAATAACAAAGGAGGGGTTGGTAAAACAACCTTGACTTGGAATTTAAGTGTATCTTTGTCGGCTAAAGGAAAGTCGGTTCTATTGATAGATTTTGATCCACAGTGTAACCTATCAATAGCATTGCTTGGAGAAAATAAATTTTCAAGCCTCTTGAATAAGGATAAAGCTAACCCTTATGGCCAAACAATAAGAGCATTCTGTCAGCCATTTATCCAACAGGATATAACTCCTGTTGTGCATACATTTCAACCATATCACAAAATGGAGAATGGGGCAGGAAGATTAGATATTGTACCTGGTGATTTTTGGTTGAATAACCTGTCAGATATAATAAGCGTAGGTACAGACTTAATTGCTGGTAATGCTATAACTAGATTTCTGATTCCTAGCCTGATTGCCATTAAAGCTCAAGAAACAAACGATTGTGAGTATGATTACGTTCTTATCGACGTGCCTCCTTCGTTTAATACAATAGTTAGATCAGCCCTGTACTGCTCTGACTACTACTTGGTCCCATGTACGGCTGATGTGTTTTCATCTTATTGCATTGGCCTTATTGGCGAGACATTGCCGAAATTCAGAGATGACTGGGAGCAAGGGATTAAAAGGAACTCTTCTCTCAGCAACCCTTTAATAAACCATAAGGGTGCTCCCAAGTTTGGGGGCTGGATTTTTAATGGGTTTGATACAAGAAGGCAGAATGGCCAGGCGGTTTCGGGGGAGATTGCTGCGGACGCTGCTCATAGGGATAAAATAATTGACGCTGTAAAAAACGAACTTCGCTCAAAATTGTCAGCAATCACAACGTATCCGCCTATACCTGCATTTACCCCTGACACACCAATCGCTAAGATTGAGGATCTTAATGTTATGGCTCCAGATAGTATCCTACAAGGCGTACCACTTCGTTATCTCGATACAGTATCGCCGACTAGAGGGGTATTAGCTAGAGGTGCTTGGTCTAAACCGCAAAAACAGCTAATGAATAAAATGTCCCAACAACATGATTTACTGGCTGATTACATAATTAAGAATTTGATTTAAAAACTTACGAGACCATAATAATCTTTTAAAGTTTAATTATTGAAGGGCGTCATAGTGACGCCCTGTAGCGGTTAAGACGCAAACTCTTTCGTCTGATTCCAGACATCTTTACTTGTCAGTAAATCCGCAAAGCTTAACAAAGATGGAGGGGTGATCTCTCCGGTTACATCTGCTCGGCGCAGAACGGCCGCGCAGAACGTCTGAGGCTTCAGGATCCGAGCGTTACGGAACACCCCCTTGATGTAGGCGCAGATGGCCGGGTCATCATCGATCATGGTGAACTCGGCCTCCAGAGGGTTATCGTGGGCAACGGACAGCTGTCGCATGATGGCCTCAGCCTTGTAGAGATGGTTTTGGCGAAGGTCAGAAACATCACGCATCAGAAGCGGTACCAAAAGCGGGGCGTCGTGACGGTTAAGCCAGTTGACGGTTTGAGCGCGGACAGTCTCCGGCCGGGCGGTGAGATAGAACATTCGCACTGCGGGGATCGAACTGAGCATATTGATCAGATCGATCATGAACGGGACCGGCAAGTCCTGCCCGCATGCCTGGTTGAAAGGCTCCCAGTCCTCGACCGTCTCGCTACCCAAAGGAGGAAGCTTGTCGGCACGGGCCCTGTTATCGGTAATGCAACCGTCCAGGTCGCAGAAGACAAAGTACATGGAGGTTCTCCTTGTAGATGGGATAAAACCGCGGCATTGAGCCGCGGGATGTGACAATTTGATCTCTTAAGCGGCGAGAAGCCCTTTGGCGCGGGCGGCCTTCTCTACAGATGCGCTGAGGTCGAAGTAGCCGGCCTGGATACCGACCATGAGTGCTTCCATCATCCGATCGACGTCATAGATGGCTCGGTGAGCATCTTCCGAGTTGAACGGGACTCCCAGTGCCCAACACAGCTCGGAAAGGCGAGGAGGCTTACCCAGAGGCGTAGCAAAGCGGCCAGACTGCATGGTGCAGAAGACCTCCATGTCCTGGTTAACCGGTTGGCCAACTCGGAGCAGCTCATAAGCGATAAAGGGGGCATCGAAGTCGGCGTTGTGGGCGATCATGATGTCGGTCGCCTTGAAGATCTTGCCGACATCGATGGCCACCTCTTCCCAGCCAGGCGCCTTCCTCACCAGTTCGGGGGTGATACCGGTGATGCGCTGAACCTCTTCAGGGATTGTTCGATGAGGGTTGACCAGCTTGCTGTAGGTAAGCACCTTCTCAAAAGACATGGACGCGGGGTCAACCTTGTAAACGATGGCACCGACCTCGGTGATCCGGTGCCCGTCTTCCGGCCGGAACCCAGTGGTTTCAATATCGACGCCGGTAATAACAATGGGCTTCATTTTTTTCTCCTGCCGATGCGGAACCCAGCCTCGCGGAGCTGCTCATGCTTGACGTTGGCCATGCGGAAAGCGTCTTGCTGAGAGCCGAACTCAAGGACGAAGTCCATGCTGGACGGGGCATCGGTTCTGCTGAATTTGAGGGTGCAGTCGGATATGGTCATGCGATAGAGGTGGCCATCTCTGCAGCGGTAATGGCGAGCGTAGACACACTGCCAATCCGGGGATCCGGCTACGAAGAGACTCGCCTCGGTAAGCAGGGAGTTGATGTCTACGGAGGAACTCGTCACCCCTCCAAACCCTGTCTGAACTGCGTGTAGAAGCGCGTCAGCCTGCGCCCGGGTCAGTCCACCCTCTGATATGAGGTCGAGGACAAGCTCAAGCGTCTCAAGCGCCTTCCGGTCTATCTCGTCCTGCAGATCAATCACCATCAGACATTCACCTGTGTCGGATTTGAGACAAATCGATCTGCGGCTTTGGACAGATCGAAAGCCACTTGGTTAGAGACTGGGCCGCACTTGGCCAAGCGAGCCAGGCATTCGGTAAATGTGTTCAGACCTCGCAGGTCGCAATTGGTCAGCGCCTTGATCTCTGCCGAGAAGTCGGCCGGCAACATGTGATTGCTCCGGTCTCTGACAAGACTCTGGATTGCGGCGCCGTAATGGCTCGAGGCGGAAAGCTCCAGACTCTCGAACGAGATGGGGAACGGCAGAGGGGCGCGAAGACGCAAAATGGCGCAGTAACGCCCAAACACACTGCAGGGGAGATCTGAATCGGTGAGCCAGACCTTGATGCTGGAGCTCATCAAAAATGCCGAGCTCTTTGCCAGAGACTCCACCTGCCCCTTTGTGAACTGAGCACAGTAGATCTCGGAGGCGAGCATGTTCTCCAGGACAACGCTCCGCTCGTGGCTAAGTTGTGAAAGTACCTTGGAAACCTCCCCGATAAAGTGATCTCGAACGGACGCACCTACCGAAGATGATGACGGTGATGACTGGTTCAGATGACGGGCTAAAGACATAGCGATTCTCCGAGTGTTGCTTTTTACAACTCTATTTTAGAGAAGATATAGCGGGCATTCAGTAAACACCCGCTGATCACTAGGCGCGAAATTATAGGTGGAAACAGATAGCGGATTCAGCCCACTGGCATCGTGTTTCAAGGTCGGTCATGCCGGTCGGCATAGTACCGTACCTGACGCCGCTGTCGGCTAAAGCGCTCTTCATCAGCCAGTGGGTCGCTTGAATGTACCCTTGGTCGATGAGGCCTTTCCCTTCAGCATGCTCCAACGGGATGCCTGGCGGAATGTAGATAACGAAATCAAGGGTCTTACGAGCCGCCTCAAAGCACTCCTTGATGTAATCCATAACTCGCTCACTGACGTGGGCCTCCTGGTAGTGCTGTTGGTTCATGTCAGCCAGCAGATAAGCGATCATGTCGATTGGGGTTCGGTCGATAATCACCCTTTCACCGCCGGACATAACCTGCTCGAACTTTCTCAGGATCCGTTCCTGAACGGAGAGCCGAGATCTGGCGTCGAGCGTGGAACTTGGGGACAGGCCCATCTCAGCGAAAACCTTAGAGACGCCGGCATCGATCATGGTCAGAGCCATTCGATCGGCCAACAGCCTGGCAAGAGTGCTCTTGCCAACACGGTGGGCGCCGCAGATTCCGACTCGCATCATTCCACAACCTCAGCTTCTTCAACTTCCTCGACCTCTTTCGGCTGCATGAGCACGGCTTGATCAGAGGCGGCCATAGCAACGGCGATCTGGTCGAGAACAGATTGGAACTGCCACAAGGTCTCGCCCCGAACACCAATGGTTTCGGCGACAGTGCGCAGCTGAGCAAACGGATCCTCCGGACGACCTTCAGGGAAAACAACCTGCTCCAGCTTCGGCTCAAAGAAGGATGGCCCCTTCAAGGTTTTGCCTGTCTCGCCGTCGAACACAACGAACTTGCCCGGGATGGAAGACTCGCGGTACATGGCGTTGATCGGGGTGGTTTTGCCGTGGAAGCCGTTGCCCAGTCGGTACTGCTCAACCGCAAATACAGCATCCTGCTCGGTATCGCAGAGCTTGCTCATATTGGACAGGTAGACCTGCTCCATGATTGCGTCAGCATCCAGGCCGCAGTCGTTGGCCGCGCCGTAGACAGTCACAAGACTGTCGCCGATGGCGTCGGCGATCTGCAGGAGGTCTCGGGAGTCAAAAGCCTTTGACAGCTCGGTCTGTGACTCTTCTTTGATCATCGCCAAGCGAAGACGGCACTGACCAAGAGACGGGACGATCGGAGTCTGAGCCACGCCTTGGCCAAGTACGGAGTTGAAGTGGGTGGTCATTTGAAAGTTGGTAAGTTTGCTCATACTTATCTCCGAATGTATCTAACTATCTTGAATGAATGCTCGTTTCCTTGGTTTCTTTCAAACTTGCTTTCAATGAAGCAAGGAACGAAACAAGAAAAAAAGTTAACTGGGAAAAAATGAACCTTTCTCCCTCCCTTCGAAGCTACGCAAGCATCAACGAAGGTAATCACCAATTCATCTACCAAGCCACTTTGCAGGTAATGTTGGTAGATTTGCGCCCCGCCGATGATGTCGGCATCCGCAAGGCGCGGAGGTTCTTTCACGAAGGTAAGGTTTTCGCCATTGGCCCGTGGGGTGCGGGTGATGACGATGTTGTGGCGCCCGGGGAGGGGATGGCCAATGCTGTCAAAGGTCTTTGAGCCCATAACAACAGCCCGCCCCATTGTCAGGGCCTTGAAGTGCTTGAGGTCGTCCTTAAGAGACCACGGCAGGTCATTGCCGATACCGATGATCCCTTCCGACGACATCGCTGCGATCAGACGAACGGTCATACCGCGACGGCTCCTTTGATGTGCGGGTGAGCGTCATACCCAGTCACATTTACGTCAGCGAATGTGTATTCATCGATACTGGATCTTGGCGTCAGAACAAGTCTTGCTTCGGCATCTTTAGGGTCTCTTGAGAGCTGGAGTTTGACCTGATCAATGTGGTTCTCATAGATGTGAACATCCCCACCAATATGGATCAACTCGTGAGCCTTGTGGCCGGTTTGTTCGGCCAGCATGTGGGCCAAGATGCTGTAGAAAATGAGGTTGAAGGGAAGGCCCAAGAAGTAGTCAACCGACCGTTGGTAAACCTGCATAGAGAGCAGTCGCTCGCCAGTCTCCTGATCTAATTCCGAGAAGCACTGAAACATCATGTGGCACGGCGCCAGGCGCATTTCATGCAGGCGGCCAACGTTCCAGGCAGTGACGATCATGCGGCGATCGTGAGGGTTGTTTCGCAAGGTATCGATCAGGTTTGCGATCTGGTCGATGACTCGGACAGCGAGACCGTTTGGGGTCTCTTCAATAACGCGCCAGGCTCTCCATTGAGCTCCATAGACAGGCCCAAGCTCACCTTTATCGTCGGCCCACTCGTCCCATATCGTCACGCCGTTATCATTCAGGTAGCGAATGTTGGTGTCGCCGGAGAGCATCCAGATAAGCTCATGGATAACGCTCTTCAGGTGCAGCTTTTTGGTGGTGATCAGAGCGAGCTTGTTGTCGGAGAGATCGAAGCGCATCCGAGAGCCAAACATGGCGATGGAGCGAACGTCGGTCCGGTTGTCACGTAGCTGGCCAGACCCCAAAATCTGAGATCCCAGCTCAAGATATTGCAGCATGAAAGGGCTCCTTGTGATGAAGCCCTTATAGTAAGTATTTACTGATCATCAGGCAAGAATAAGGACGCGCCGGATGACAGCGATCGCCTGAACAAGCGCTGATTGTCGGAGCCGCGCCAAGGCTTCAAGGTCTTGAGTTCTCGCTCGAACTTGCCGTCTATGATGACATCGAGGTATTGAACGACATCCAGGTTGGCGATCTCTTCAAACAGGTATCCGGTCCACAGCCATATGTCCTTTTCAGGGTATGCCGACTTAACCCTCCGACAGAGATCTGTAATGACCTCCCGATTCCTCGGGTAGAGAGGGTCCCCTCCGGTGATGCTTAATCCGTCCCTATCAGCGAGGTCGCTGAGTATCTGCTGGGCCATCTCTTCAGAGAACAACGCTCCGCTATTGGGGTTCCATGTAGATGCGTTGTGGCACCCCTTGCATCCGTGAGAGCAGCCTGTGACAAAGAGGGTGCAGCGCACCCCCTCGCCATTCGCAAAGTCGCACGGGTAATACTGCGCAAACCTCATTGATGCTTCACCCTGGCCATAACCTCAAGCTGCTTGCCCGGGTTGAAGGGGCGAGCATTCGGGGAGCCAAGATAGCCGCAGACCCGCCGAGTGACAGACAGAGTGGCGCTGTCGTGGTTTCCGCAGTTAGGGCAGACAAAGCCGACGGCCGTTGCCCGAGCCTCTCCGGTGAACCCGCAGTCATAGCACTCATCAATCGGAGAGTTGGAGCCGAGATAGGGGATCTTGTCGTAGCTATAGTCCCAAACAGCCTCGAGACCTTTGATGTTGTGCCGCATAGATGGGTACTCCACGTAGGAGATGAACCCACCACTGGCCAACTCAGGATAGCCAGCCTCGAAGTCTATCTTCTCGAAAGGAGTCACCTTGCGAGCGACATCAAGGTGAAAGCTGTTGGTGTAATAGCCCTTGTTGGTGGCGCCATCGACATGGCCAAACTTCTCAACGTCCAGCCGGCAGAAGCGATCACACAGCGACTCGCTGGGAGTGCTGTAAAGGCTGAAACCGTAGCCGGTCTCCTTCTTCCAGGCATCAACCGCTTGGCGCAGGCGAGCGACAATCTCTTTGGCCAACTGCTGCTTGGCGGGACTGTCGAAGGTGTGAGGCTCATTGCCGAGCAGCACAGTGACCGTCTCGTGCAGGCCTATGTAACCAAGAGACACAGAGGCGCGACCATGCTTGAAGATCTCGATAATGGGGTCTTCCGGCTTCAGACGAACGCCACATGCCCCCTCGCAGTAGAGGATAGGGGCAACGCTCGCGGTCACTTCCTTGAGTCGCGCAATGCGCAGGTCCAGCGCCTCTCTGGCCAGCTTCAGGCGGGCATCGAGAAGGCTGTAGAAGTCGATACCGGAGCGGGTCGCCTCGATAGCTACACGGGGCAGGTTGATGCTGACAACGCCCAGGTTGTTCCTGCCTGCATACTCGCCGCCGTGCTCGCCAAGGAAGCTGCGGCAACCCATTGGGGTTTTAAAGCCGCCGGTCACGCGCACGACTTGGTCATAGTTCAGGATGTCCGGATACATGCGCTTGCTGGAACACTCCAGGGCGAGCCGCTTGATGTCATAGTTCGGATCCCCAGCCTTGTGGTTAACGCCGTCTCTGATGGCGAACACAAGCTTGGGGAACACGGCCGTCTTCTGTGTTTTGCCGAGGCCATCAATTCGCACCTGCAGAATGGAGCGCTGAATCAGCCTGGATTCCCAGCTCGTACCGAGGCCAAGACCGAAAGTGACAAACGGGGTTTGGCCATTGGCAGTGTGAAGGGTATTCACCTCGTACTCGAGGGACTGGAAGGCGTTGTAACACTCCCGCTCTGTCATCTTGGTAGCGTAAACAGCGGCCCGTTCCGGCCCGTCGAGCCAGAGACGGCCATCGGCGAGATGCTTGTCATAGGACGCTCTCACATAAGGGGCGAGAACCTCGTCGATCCGGTCTATCGTGTTTCCTCCGTAGATGTGACTGGCCACCTGAGCGATGATCTGAGCAGTTACGGCGGTAGCTGTGCTGATAGACTTTGGCGTCTCAATCTCGGCATTCCCCATCTTGAAGCCGCGCTTAAGCATCCCATCGATGTCGATCAGCATGCAGTTGAACATGGGGAAGAAAGGGGAGTAGTCGAGGTCGTGAAAATGCAGATCACCGCTCTTGTGGGCGGCAGCGATCCGCTCCGGCAGCAGACGAGAAAGCGCGTACTCTCTGGCTACGGCGCCGGCCAGCAGGTCCCGCTGGGTTGGGATAATCCGGGCGTCCTTGTTGGCGTTCTCTGTGATAAGAGCCTGATTTGAGAGGTGGAACATCTCATCCACAACCTTCATCATTCGATCCATTAAAACCACCTATTCATTAAGCATTTACTGAGCGGCCAGGGTAAGGCAATGGCAGAGAGACAAGGTTGATTGAGATCAAATGGAAAGGGGGCCGAAGCCCCCTATAAGTATCAGTTCGACGGTGCCAAAGTATCCCAGCCCCAATCGCCAGAGAACGGCACAACGCTGTAGTCCGTCACTCGCTTCTCGAAGAAGTTGGACATCTGGTCCCCCAGTACCTCAGCCACCCAGGGCAGGGGGTTATCCTGCACTTCCATCCAGTTCTCCTTGAACCCGATCCCGAGCAGACGGCGGTTGGCAATATAGCGAACGTACTCCTTCGTCTCGGCTGCGGTCAGCCCCGGGGCGTCGCCTTGAGAGAAGGCCAGATCGATGAACTTGTCCTCAAGCTCAACCGCATCCCGGAACATCTGGTAAACCAGGAACTTGAACTCATCGGTCAAGACCTCTGGGTTTTCCCGAATGTACTCACGGAACAGGTTCGAGATCCCATCCACATGCTCGGTTTCATCGCGAATTGACCACTCAACGACCGTAGTCATGCCCATCATCATGCCGAACCGGCAATAGGTCAGCAGCATGATGAATGCGGAGAACAAAGCCACGCCCTCATTCACAACCGCCTTGGCCAGAGCCAGAGCAATGTCGTGAGGAGTGTCAGCTCGGTTGTCGGTCATAAACGTTGATTTGGCAGCCATCTCCTCGTACTCGAGGAAGGCGGTAAACTCGCTCTCCGGCAGCCCCAGAGTGTCATTCAGCAAGGCATACGCCCGCTGATGGATACCTTCGCGAGCGGCAAAGGCCAGCAGCATGCACCGGATCTCGTTGTTCTTGAAAATCGGGATGAAGTAGTCGCAGTAGTTGCCCGCCACGTTGGCATCTGTCTGGGTGAACAGACGCAAGATCTGGGTGATGTGGTTCTTGTGGTGGGGCAGCAGGGTGCCGTCCTGCCACTGGTTAACGTCAGCCTGCAGGTCGAGCTCATCCTCATGCCAGTGGATCAGCTCGTGACGGTTGGCGGCCTGCATTGCCCAGGGATACTGAAACGGCTTGTAAGTGCGGCTAGGGGTGATTACAGACATCGATGGGCTCCTTATGCGTGGCAAGCCAGGCATTCTTCGGTGTTCAGTTCTACTCGGGAAATACGGACGCCAACCTTGTCGGCATTGCCTGCTGATTTGGTGCGCAGGTAATACAGACCCTTCAGGCCGGAGGTCCAGGCGCGGAGGTGAACCGAGTTCACGTAGGCGCGGTTAGCTTTTGCTGGGAAGAACAGGTTCACGCTCTGGCCTTGGCAGATGTAGATCTGTCGGTCGGCGGCATGCTGAACAACCCAGTGCTGGTCAATCTCGAAGGCGGTTTTGAAGGTGTCGCGTGTGTAATCGTCCAAGAAGTCCAGATGTGCGACAGAGCCGTTGTTGGCCACGATGCTGCTCCACACCTCATCTGTGTTGCGGCCAAGTTTCTCAAGCACCGGCTCCAGATAGGGGTTTCGGAACATGTGGGCGCCGGCACGGGTGCGGTGCATAAAGGCGTTGCTGTTGATCGGCTCGATAGAAGGGGTGCAGCCGCAGATGATAGAGCTGTTCGCATTGGGGGCGATGGCCAGCACATGAGCGTTCCGCTCGGAAGTCAGATCCGGGGCAGGGCCGCGCTCTACCGCCAGCTTGCGAGTCGCCTCTTTGGCTTTCGTCCAGATGTGCGCGAACACTCGGCGATTCAGAGAGACAGCAAGGCTTGATTCAAACGGGATACCCTTCTGCATCAGCAGGCCGTGGAAGCCCATCGCGCCCAGACCAATATCACGGCTGCGCTCTGCGCTGTAGCGAGCGCGAGAGAGCTCGTCCGGCGCATGCTCGATGAAGACGTCCAGAACGTTGTCCAGCAGGCGCACCAGGTCTTCGATAAACAACGGGTCGTCCTTGAACTCGTCCCATTTCTCGAGGTTAAGAGAGGAGAGACAGCACACTGCGGTTCGCTTCTCATCGGTCGGCAGGTGGATCTCGTTGCAGAGATTGGAGCCGCGGATCTTGAGGCCCTTGGCGGCCAGCTGGGGATGCAGGAAGCGGTTGGCGGTGTCGATAAAGTTCAAGTACGGCTCACCGGTACGGCCGCGGATCTCCAGAATGCGTTCCCACAAATGACGGGCAGGAACGGTATCCCGAACCTCTTTCGTCTTGGGGCAGACCAGATCCCAGCTGGCACCGGCCATTACGGCCTTCATAAAGTCATCGGTGATATTCAGCGCATTGTGAATATTCAGGAACTTCCGGTTGATGTCTCCGCCGGTCGGGACACGGACGTTGATGAACTCGGCAACATCCGGGTGAGAGATGTCCAGGTAGGCCGCATAAGCGCCCTTGCGCGTTTCACCCTGCTTGTAAGCCAGCATCGCTCGGTCAGCGACCCCAACGAAGGGGAGGGGGCCTGGCGCTTTCTTGGATACAGCACGAACGTCGCTCCAGTGGCCACCAACGCCACCGCCCATGAGGGTAAGCCACGCAAGTTCGCTCTGGTGCTCAACCAGACCAGCGCGAGTGTCGGGGACATAGGTCAAGAAGCAGCTGATCGGCAGAGAGTCAGGCTTCTGTCCAGGCGCAAAGGAGTTGCTGAGCACAGGGGAGGCGAACATGAACCACTGCCGGCTCACGTAGTCGTAAATGCGCTGTGCAAAAGCCTCATCGCCCTTGCTGTAGCACTCGGCGGCACGAGCGAAAGCCTGCTGAGGAGAGGTCTCGCCGTTGCGGACGTAATAACGGGCAAGAGCAAGAGCTTGGTCGGAGAATAGAGCATCGCGCTCTAGGTTGATTTTGACTCCCATGAACCACCTTTCAGTAAGTGTTTACTTAAGGCGTAAAAGGTTAGCCAATATTCAGTGAAAGTTGAATCCCGAAGGCATCATTTTTTCACTAGATCGGGGGTTCTCTGTAGCGCGTTTAAATGCGTTTTGAGCGTTCGGGGGACGCTGCGTATGCGATGACAAGCGCGAAGCTCGGGGAGCGCAACTAGAGCGCAGGGAAGCTGAATATCGAAGCGTAGAAATGACGAACTGAGAAGACGCTGTGCAAGAAGGGAAAGATCTCCCTGGATTAACCCACCAGGGAGGTCTGATGTTACGGCGTCACCAATCTCGACTGCTGAGCTGGAGTGAAGGGCGTGTGGGTGCCAATGCCAACGATCCTTACTTCAACCCCCTGAGCGGTGGTGAGCAATTGGTAGTGCAGATAGTAATCTGACACGAGTCCGTCATTTGATGATGAATAACTGGGAACGCCAATATGGTAGTGATGCAGGTTGAAGGACTTTGCAAACTGCTTCTTAGCTTGTTTGTCTTTGATACGACGGGGTAATACCCAAGACGGCTTGTTTCTACCTTGCAAACCTGCAAACCCATCGGCGATGAGTGTGGAGCGAAAGGCACCGACCGCTTGTTGGACGGCGGAGCTTTCTGCCTGCAAATCTGCAATTGTACTGGTCTCTATAGAGACTGTAATCGGGCCAGCGGGATAGGGGAATTTTTTCGTTTAGGGTGCCTCCAGTTGTTGAATGGCACCTATTGTGCATTCAACCACTGGACAAAGTCATCAGCACTTTTTACCGATCCAGGGATACGGACAAAGTTGGTCTTCGCGCTCTCAACTCGGGACTTCATAGTCTCGAGGTCGAAGTCGAAATGAGGAGGCGGAGTTTGCCTGACATGGCGGCCTTTTGCTTTAACAGCAGCTTTCATTTAGGGCGAATCCTTAATGGATGATAGAAGTATGACACGCAAGAGGAGGGTCAATGGACCGATATGGCGCGCGCCATTTGGTAAATTATTGCGCAATGTGCCTAATCGGTCAACGAGTCATTATTTATAAAGCCAAATACTGAATAAACAGGGCTCCGACTAGGAGCCCATGAATTATCAGCACCAAACGGCCTTTTTCTCACAGTCATCCATGCTCAGAGGAGAGCGAGGGGTGATGACAGGCGGGGTCAGGATAGGAGTGACGATCGGCCTCTGCTTGGAGCTTGCCGGTACAGTAGCAGGCTTCACAACAGCAGGCTTTGGCGCACTGACCACAGCAGGTCGAGAGACAACCGGCGGTCGTGAAATGATGACCGGACGAGCGATAACAACAGCCCCATGCGCGAAAGATGATGCCAGCAGAAGCGAGGCCAGAAGCAACTTTTTAAGGGTACGCATGCTCTTTACTCCTCCTGCAGGAACTCTTCTTTGCAATAAAGCGGGTTGGCGTCCGGCTCAAGGCCTTCCGGATCTGTATTGGGGCAGTGAAGCGGGGTTGTGTAGCCATCACCTTCAAGACGCTCACTGCAAACAGGACAAATCATGAGACCTCCTAAGCGACTGACTGACGAAGACGAACGGCGGCAACCAGGCGAGCAAACTCATCGGTCAGGATGCCAGCGTGTATGGCGCCAATCGCATCGGCAATGTGCTCGTTCTTGTCGGCCAGCTCCGACTTGCCTCTGCTCTTTATCCAGTTGAGGTGGGGATACAGATCAGCTGCCCAGCTGATCATCTCCTGCTTGGAGGCTGTCTTCGAGCCAACGGCTGCCAACTTGACCTCTGTCGGAGTAACCTCGATGAGTGGTTTGTCTGAGAGCGCGGCCAGCAGGCCGATGCAGACCCCGTAAGAGGCCATTGCCCGAGCGCTTTGAGAACCGACCGGCACCTCTACAAACACGATCGATGCGTCCTTGATGTACTCTCGTGCGCCACGGAACAACTTGCGGGCCCGGGCTAGATCCTCGCTGTTTCTGCGAACAACCTTGCGAGCTGATTTGTCGGTCTCGGTGCTTACCAGGGTGATATGCTCGACCACTACCGGCAGCGTCTCGTCAGACATATCAATGGTGCCGCGGGCAAGGCCAAAGTTGCGGAGCGAAGGGTCTATCGCCGCGATTTTCAACAGATTAGACATTGTTACCTCTCTCATTAATCAGGCGAATGCGCCCCAGCGGCTACCGTAGCTATCAGCCACGCGCTCTTCTTCGATGCGAGCCTCCTCTTCTGCCAGCTCGCCGCCGCTTTTCTCCATAAAGTCCGCAACCGAGCTGCCAAAGGCCTTCTTAAACGCCTCATCCAGGTTGGCCATCTTGGCCACAGACTTACCTGGCAGCTCGAGGAACTGGAACTCACCGCTCGGGGATTTCGGCTTCATCACGAAGATGAGGTCAGACTTTCCGGCGTAGACGCTGTAAACATGGAACTGCTCGCCACCGATGAAGGCCATGTTCCGGAACTCGCCGCCCTTGAATCGCCCCTTCACGACATACATGCCGCTGGCGGAGATAGAGCAGACCTCTCTCTGGAAATTCGGGTAAGACTCATGGGAGCTGATGCGCTCGGCGAGGATTTGCAGAACGTCATGCCCGATCTTTACTGAACTCGCTGCAGGGGTTTTTCTTCCGCCCCCGCCCCTCGTTGTTGTTACAGCCATAGATGTCTCCATAGAAAGCCCCCGAAGGGGCCGGTTTATTACTCGCCTACCGTGTCTCGCTCGACACAAAGAACGCCTTCCATCTCGGAAAGCCCGCCGCGCTTGCGGACAATTACATGCTGACGAACCCAGTCACGAATGGGGTTGTGACTGATGATCAGCACGGTTCCTTTCTCCTTCGCCTTCTCCTCGAGAACGGTCATCAAGCGCTCAAGGCCGGCATCATCGACCGCATCGTCAATCTCGTCGCCAATCCACAGTCGAATTGGCTTGGCAGCCCGGGAGCTCACCAAGTCCTGCAGGGCCAGAGCGGTAGCCAGGCGCACCTTTCGCTTCTCACCACCGGACAGGGAGCGGTAGTTGGAGCCGCCCGTCGCGCTGGTGACGCTGATCTCGAACTTCTCGCGCAGCTCCCCTTTTGCTGTAGTGCTGATGGTGTTCCAGGTCGCCCGGATGTTGCCGTCGGACAGGATGCCCAGGTAGCGAGAGGTTCGATCGTTGAGGAACGGCGTGACCGTATCGAGGATGTGAGCGCGGATACCGGCAGGGCTGAACACCTCTACAACCTTCTCGGCGACAGAGAGCTCTTCACGAGCCGTCTCCAGAGAGGCTTTAAGCGCAACGATCGACTCCTCGATCTCCTGGGCCTTCAGCTCCGCCTTCTCGATGCTGCTGATGTACGGGTTGACCTCGGAATCGATGCTTTCCGCTCTTGCCCGATTGCCCTTTGCAGAATCGACAAGCGACTGCATGGACATCTTGAGGTTGTTCAGTTTGACCTGAAGAGCATCAAGCTCAGCCAGGCGCTCGGCCTCCGCAGTCAGGTCGGTCATGGATGACTTGAAAGCTTCAAGCTCGGAGGTGGCCGCAGCGAAGGCAGCCTCGGCTTCGGCAAGCTCGGCCGCGGCGTTCTTCGCGCTATGAACATGGCTTACGGCCTTGCTCTTTACGCTATCCATCCTGCCGGCTACATCGGACGCTTCCAGAACATGCCCGCAGCTCTCGCACTTGGTCCCGATCTCGGCTTCTACGTTGGCCATGATCTCTTTGCAGCGGGTGGCCTGCGCCTTTTCATCATTCAGGCGCTTTTGGACTGTCGAAACCCGAAGCTTTGCCTCGCCATGAGCCGAGATCAGCCGGCCGAGTTCGACACGCTCTCCATCTACCGCGGCGATCCTGGCTGAGACAGCGGCGCGTTCAGAGGCAATACCGGCTTCATCCAGACTGCTTATCTCTGCCTGAATAACCTTGGCCTTGGCGACCGATTCAGCCATTGCCGCTCGCTCCGCAGAGGACTTGGAAGAGCGACTGACCTCATAATTGTCTCGCCCTTCAATGAGCTCTTTGATGCCGCTAAGACAGGCGTCCAGGGCCGCCTGGTGGGTATTTACAGAGTTCTCCAAGGATGTGACGGCGGATTTCTTCTCCACCATCCGGTTCTTGGCGATAACGTGGGCCTCCTGCATCTTGTCGATGCCGGCCGCCTCCTCCACGATCATCTTCAGGTTCTTGTCGGTGAGGCTAGGCAGATCAATATGAGCTTCCTGCCCGGAGTAGATGGCCGCGCGGAACACGTCGCTCGTGCAGCCGACAAGTTTGGTGATCACCTCTTGAGTGGCCTTGTCGGTGCCCTGGGTCAGGTCGATAGGATCTGCAGGGTCGGTAACATCGATCAGCAGCACTCGGTTCTTGTGGACGGGATGCTTGCGATGACGGATGACGTTGTACGTGCGAGGCCCGTCTACCAACTGAACCATCACCCGGGTGCCTTTCTTGAGCTTCCGGTTGACGATCTCGTCTCCAGAATCGCCGCGGGCGGTCTCGTTGTAGAGAGCCCAGCACAGCGCCTCCGCTACAGTGGATTTACCCGCGCCGTTGCTGTTTTGAGAGGTGTCGTCGTCGTTCTCGCCCTGAATCAGGACAAGCCCCTTGCTGTCCAGGTCAACAGTGATTTGGCCAATGGCCATGAAGGCATCGACTTCTAAGCGGTTAATCTTCATCCGCGCACCTCATGGATCACGGGTACACTCTCGTCTCCATCCATCAAGAAATACTCGAATGGGTTGATACCTCGCAGGTTGTCGAAGATGCCCTTGCTGGTAGCGATGTTCCCCATTACAGCGACGACAGCAGACTTGGTGAGACCCAGACTCTCGTTCGACAAGAAATGAGGGATGACCAGCTGGCTACGAGCCCCCGATTCCCAGAGTTCCTTATCTTCATGCGGGTCTACTGACTTGACGAAGCACTCGAACCCCTCGCAGGCGCAGCTTCTAAGCAGCTCGTTCACCTTCTCGAGGTAGGGCTCCATGCTTGGGTGGTAATCAACCTCAAGATCGATCAGTGAGTAATTGCGGTCAGAGAACTGACGCTGCTTAACCATTGACCAGAAGAAAGTTTCAATGTCATTCATAACGACGGCGTTGCTCATACCTTAAAATCTCCAGAAAACCGTACTTCGTGAGCAGTAAAGGCGTGATGCTGCTCAACCAACTCTCTCAGCTCCGGCGTGTCGCCAAGCCCCTGCAGGATGTAGTGATTGGGGACCGTCGAGCTCTTCACGACAGCACGAACCACAGCCGCATAATCCTCACGCTCGTACAGGCGGAACACGGTGCCTATGACGAAGTAAGAGCTGCCATTAATCAGAGCCTTGTACTCTCGCCCGAGCTGATAGCAGCGCTCGGGAAGGTCGCTCAGCCTCATACCTTCGCCTCCACTTCATCCATGATCTTCTGTGACTCAATACCGACCGCCTCGTCGAACCCACGCGCACGGCACCAGTCATGCAAACTGACGCGAATTGAGGCGCCGGCCTCGATGCTGCTTCCGCCCTCGCGGGAGACCTCCACCTTCGGAACATGGATCACCTGGACAGACGCAGCGCCCTGCTCGTTCAGGAACTTGCGGACCTCCTCAACCTCTTCATTGGTGGCCGACTCCAGGCGAACACGAACGAAGTGGCCATTGACCTGCTCGAAGGTCTCCATCTCGTCCCATTCAGGGTCGAAATCCACAAATCGCGGGGCGTTGGAGGTGTAATGAGTCAGCAGGCCGGTTTCGCGCTCGTGGAGCACAAAGCCGGCCTTGCTGCCGACATCGCTGAATGTTTGGTGAGTCAAAGCGCCAACAGACACGACAACGCCGAAGTCCTTGTGGTTGTGGTAATGGCCACAGAACACACGCTTGAAGCCGTAGGCCTGCAGCTCTTCCGGTGAGAAGCCGTGATCTGGGATACCGGACAAGACGCCGTTGAGAGGAGCGTGCATGTAGAGGCTCCATTGAGCGATCTCTCCGGCATCACTGCCCTTGTCACGGATGAACTTCTCGATGTGCTCGCGCACCTTGTCGCAGCTGTCGAAGTAGGGGATGAAGAGGCGCTTGTTCTTCTCGTCAGCGAAGACGTTGGAGATAACCCAGACTCCGGCACCGGTCAGAGCCTCACCCGCATTCCCGAGGGTGGACGAGTTGTTACCCTCCAGGTCGTGGTTGCCGGCCAGAAGGTACACGTTCAGACCGAGGTCGTTGTAAATCCGGCTGTAGAGTTCCACTGTCGGGTTCAGAACGGACGGGGCTACGCTGCCGCGAACATGGAAAATATCGCCGGCATGAATGAGCGTGTCTCCGCCCTTTTCCTTGACCATCTCGGCCGCTCGCCATGTCTCGTCGAGGATGTGCTGCAGCCGGCTGTTCACGCCGTTCGACAACTGGTGAGAAAAGACCGACCAGTTGTGGTTGTGGGTGTCAGAAATGATGCCTTCGATGCTCACTTGGCCATCTCCTTCTCGGTGATGGTGAAATGGGCGCGGAAAAGAGACTCGTCACAGGTCTCGTAATAGTCGGGCCAGAGATCGGACGGGAACACCCGATAGTAGGGCTTGCCATGCTTGTCGTGGGACATGTGCATGTAGCGATACTTCTCGCCGCTGACATAGCCTTCAAGGCCGCCTTTGCCACTGGGCTCAAGAATGCACTCACAGGTGCCTTGGTCTTGAATCACATTGTTGGTCGTCATAACTACTCCATAGTTCAGCTCAGTTACAAGCGCATTATAGTAAGCATTTACTGATCCGAAATCTATTTGCCCTATGAAAATGAGGACGAAAAGGGGAGCGTTCAGGGGCAAAGATGAAGACCTTAAAGACGGCCTATGTGTTATCTTGTGGTGTCTCTAATCCAAGACGTGCTGCCGATGTGCTTCTCCACGAAAACCAGCGGCGAGGTGCCGGATAACCTGGCACCTATAGCCATCTCTAAGTCACGCGAGCGCGGAAAATTGGAGAAAAGCGCTGGAACACGCGAGAGAGTTTCTAGAACGGATAAGAGGCCGTGAAGACTTCTCGGACAGATTCAGGCAGTGCATTGAAGCCATCGCCTTCAACATCGCACACGCCTCGATACAAATAAACGCACTGCCTTAAAGCTATAGGAACCGCCAATGCCAATACACCATCATCAGTGCCGGAAGTGCTACTGCACCGTTCGAATTGACCTACACCACCTCACAGAGGAGGAGGATAAGATTTACGAGCAGGGCGGGAAGGTTAAGACGATTTGGCTGGATCAAGAGATCTGTGACATGTGCGAGCGGGAAGAAAAGCGTTAGGGGAACTACTAACGCTGATTTGTGCCTGTCAGATTGGGCTCAGGTAGAGCACAGATAGTCCAAAGGACTTGGCGTAGAACCCCTTGCCGTAGCAGTTGGCCAACACCCCGGCCAACTCGATAGCCGGAGCAGCCAGTGTCATGCCGATGTGGTTGCGGGCGGCGTGTTCGGCAAGCACCAAGTCCTTCTCTTTGCCCCAGTAGTTCCCCTTCACTTCTGCAAACGAGAGCTCTCGCTTTACGTCATCCCACACACCGACCCGGGCGCCAACCGGCAGGCGATCGCTCCAGGCCTTCCCAATCCGGATGGTGTTGTAGAGAGGGAGATCGAGATTTGCATTCACAGCAAACCGGAGCACCGGCACGAACTGATCGCAACGCTTCTTCTGATAGCGCATGGGGCACTCGCTAGACGCAGCACAAGCGTCACAGAGCGCGTTCCCGTTGCTTGCGCATGTCAGCGTGAAGTGATTGTCGGGGTAGCGTCTGAGCG